GATACGTTGAATTTTTACTTCCACTAGATATTTCTTTTTTTCTTGTGTAGAAAGGAACCATAGAATATCCAACCTGAAGGTCTTTTGCTTCAACTTCTCCCATATTCCAAACCGGGAATTTGTGGTCCAAAGTGCAGGTAATGCTTTCATCATTATCAAGAGTAATTTTCATAACTTTTTCATTTTTTCTGGTAACTCCAGCCCAACTAATTACCCCTGGAGCAAACTTTCCAGTATTTGGATCACAAGAATACGCCCAAAGTCTTTCACCACGATTAAATTCGTCAGTAATTTGTGTCAAGGTTAAAGTTCTTCCATCTAGTAGCGGAACTTTTGTATTCATATCTAAGCAAGCATCATATACAAGTTTATTACGATAGCGGTTCATCACATCACGCATATATTGTTCGGCTTTAATCTTTGGAAGATTTCCAACATCAATATAAAATAATCTTTTTTCACTTGCTCGGGATAATCTGTAAATCACAATACTATCTTCAATCATTCTTAACTGATTGAGAGCTTTGATTGCTTTATGTAAATATGAAAGTATTGTTTGACGATTTCTATCTACCAAACCGGAGGTAACAGCAGTAATACTATCTGTTGTCAACTTTACTGTTTTTGAAGCTGCTGAATAACTTGAATGTAAATTTGAAACAGTGGCACTAAATCCTGCATTTGGATCATAAAGATAAAACTCTTCTATTTCTGGATTAATAATATTTTCAATACTTGCTTCTTTATTTAAAATGTTATTCACTCGTGCGGATAAATTATTTTCATTTGACTTCTTAAGTTTTTTAATATATCTTAACTTAAGAGGATCAATGTATCTAACTTCTTTAATTCCGTCTTGAGGTTTTTTTAGATCTATAACTTTATGATAATAAATTCTTCCATCAACATACCAATTTCTAAAGATTTCGTGGGCTTTCTTATCAAAGTCCATCATTTCTTTTAGATATTTAAATTCTTTTCTGATGGCATCCTTGAGTTTATCTGTTGCGGGAAGATTTGTTAAATCTATTTGAACTGGACTATCATTGAGATCTGATACAATTGCTTCATTTACAATGTCCTCAATGGCACTATCACACTCTGGATGAAGTGCCATTTCTCTATATCGTCTTACCAGATCGGCTTCATTTTTATAGATGCCTTCAATATCTACATATTGCCCGTAGAACCCACTTGAAATGAAGAAATCTGAAGTATCTTCATTGTTTTTTGGAACTGGAGATATGATTTTACTTTTTTTGTCCTTATCTCCAGTATCTTCAATTTTAAAACCAAATAATTTAGCCATTCAAAAGTGTTATGAGTTTTCTAAAAATATTTAGGTGGTTTCGGAAGTGCCAAGCATACTTGCAGTAGAACCACTTTCATAAGTGTCCCACCACTGATATTGTAGAGTTACACTGAATTCTTGAATAATGTCAGAGCTATCATAAGATAGCTCCATAGGAGTAATGTCAGAAGGCCAACATCCAAAAAACTTATAAGTTTTAAGAACTGGCATTTTTGATGCTGATGATGGTAGACTTCCTGCGCTGGCTCCACTTTCATTTACAGTACCTCTGCCTAAGTGGTATACAAGCATTTCTCTTTGATATGCTGCGGGAGTGATTACGCCAGCATTATCATCGTGACGGTTCATAAAATTCATCCATCTCTCAAATGCATTACGAATTTTATAATTTGTATCATTAAGAATTGTAATCGTCCAAGGATCAAATGAGCGATCCCCAGAAATCTTTAAAGTTCTTCCTCTAAAAGGAACAGCAATTGTGCTGATTGTTGATCCAGGAATTTGTGCGGCTTTAATCATAAATCTAAAATCAATATCCTGAGTAATTCCTAATCCATCAGGAAAGTTTAAGACACATTCAAATAGATTGGGTCTTGCACCACCACCAACTAATCTAGATTTAAAATCATTGATAGTTCTTTCAGTATACTGTGGTAAGTTAGTTGTTGCTTCGTTAGCCATTGGGGGGTTCTCCTTCTAATGAATTAAACATTTCCTACAATTTCGGAGAATGAAACTCCGGTTCTTGTAGCAACAAATGTTAGACCGATAAAGTTAATAGATCTTGCTGGTTTAACATAAATATCTGCTTTAAACTGATTTGCATCAATGACATCTGGGGTATTATTGGTCTCATCACAAATTACGAGAAACTCAGTAATACCTCTCTTTGCTCTTACATCTCTTAGATATGGTTCAACAATATTCACAAAGTTTGAACGAGTAATTGCATCATTAAACTCAAATAACTGTGCTCGTGCCGCTTGTTCTATAGTCTTTTCTATGGTTAGGAATAACATACGAACATTAATTCGATCAAAGGCTGATGCATAAGATAATCCAGTTTTATCACCAAACAAAATAAACCCAGCACCAGGAGAATATACAATTGGATTAACTCTATTGGTGTAAAGTTGATCTCTTTGAACTTGTGATGGATTATAAGCAAGTTTTATTACATTGTTGAGGGCTCCTCTAGAGCTTCCTGCTGGAGAGAACCAAGGGAAGTTATTTACGGCAGTTTTAGCCATTAATCCTGCAATGTCCGCATTACAAGGAAGATAAACAAAACGATTATTAAATCGGTCTAATGTATACTTATATCCACTATCAAATACTGCATACGATGATGAAGTAAGTGGTCCAAAAAACTCTAAAATATTGTTGGTTTGAGTAGTTGGATTTGATTGATTTACAACACCAGATTTAAATGAGGAAATTACTGCAACACAATCTTTTCTTTGTTCTGCAATCGAAATTAGTTCATTTGCTTTTGCTTGAGCTTCATAAATTGTTGGACCTCCTGAAGGACCGGTAATCAAGAAGTTAATTCCTATCTCACTGACTGTTCGGAAAACTCCATAAGCTGTAATAATATCCGAATTAGACACTGAAAATCCTCCAGTATTTCCAACTCCACTGTAATCTTTACCACTAGTCAAACTATAAGTTTTGAGACCTAAAACATTAAATTTATTATTTTGAGCTGTTGCTCCCCACAACGTTGAAGATGCGTCAAGCTTAGAACTTATACCAGTCTCAGGAGCCCCTGCATAAATGTAATTTGAATTCGCATTGATATAATCTTTGTAGTAAATTGGTTGTGAAGGAGAAATGATTGCATCGGCAGCTTTTGATAATGATAGATGCTTCTCCAGAACATTTCCAGAAATTCCACTCACTCCGCCAACATCATCAATTACTACTACGTGAACTTCGTCATCTTTAGAGTTTCTTTCATTTGAATACTGAGAAGTTCCTGGCTTTGGTGCTAATGATTTCCAGAAAACGCTACCATTTTCTAAAGTTATTTGTTGATTATCATACCAATCAAGAATTGACAATGATGATAATGAATAAGAGGTTGTTGTAAATCCTGAGCCCGAGATGGTAATAGTTGAATTTATAGTTTTATCAAATGAAAATGCATTTTGTGTTGATGCTGCTCCTGGATTTGCATAATTTACTGGAAAAGCGTTTCCTGAGGCATCTACACGTTCAACTACTTTAACAGAAATACTTGATTGTCCTACTCCTGTAACTAATCCTCTTAAAACTCCAGTAAATGTAGTTACTGATGAACCAACAACTGAAGTTTTATTTAAAGGTTGAGTGACTGCAAATCCTACTTGAATTACTCTTGAAATGTTTGATGTTACAAAACTTCCAATAGCCACATTTTCTGTAGTAATAGCAACGTTTGTAGAGGGGGTTAGAAAAACAATAGTTCCAACACCTACTGCAGATACTACTGAATTAGCTAATGGACCACTTTGAACAAACATTCCAAGTTCAACATTTGATGTGCTAACTCCAGTCAGTATTGTGGTACTAATACCAATTGTAGCATTTGATAAAGTTGCAGAGGTGCTAAAACCAGTAACACTAATAGAAGTAGTATTTAAGCCGCTAATAATTTGATCTGCTTGATTGTCAATTACACAAACTTTTAACTTATTCGCCCAACTTCCAGGAGTTCTAGAGGCAAAAATCCAGTCGGTATCATTTATGTGATTATTATCAAAATCTTCTTTATTATTAATTTTTAATGATGATAGACTAGTAGTTCCTCCTACTCCACTTACATTTGAATTGGTTAAATTTGCATTTTCAACTCTAACAACTCTAAGTGCTCCTCCATAAGATAAAAATGTTGAAGCACTCATCCAATATTCATACTGATCGTCAGTAGTTTTTGGCTTTCCAAATACATTTAATAGTTGAGTCTCGTTTTCAATTAGAACTGCTTCTCCAACAGGACCTCTTTCAAATGGACCAACTATTGCACCAACATTTTGAACTACTGGAACTATTCTACCTATTGTTAGATCAACTTCTCTTACACTAACACCAGGAGACACTAAATTTACCGTCATCTGTTTACCTCTAAACGAAGTCTTTATTTCCTAGTAGTATTTATAAAAACCTATTTTTGGTGAAATTACTGATACGTCCACATATAATTCATATCTCCATACTCATCTAAATTCCATACTTCGTAAGGAGATTTATTTTTATTATCAACAACCATCCAATAATCACCAGTTGTTTTTTCTTCAAATTCTTCTTCAGTATTTAGAACTCCGTCATTAATAAATC